TGTGAACGTGAGGTGCCACAGTCTTTTTTGCTACTTGCTTAGGGGGAGGTGTACTCACTATAACGTTTGGCAAAACATTATATTTGTAAAGATTGTCTGTGGCAGATTGCTGTGTAGGCGCAGAAACTTGAATTTGCTGAGGTTTAGGACCGCTGCAACTAGATAGTCCAAGGATAACTGCAACACTAATTGCTACTATTTTTGTTCTATTCATAATTTCTCCTGTCTCTAGAACAGATAACAGACTAGCACAGACTGACTAGACCTTGCAAGAGATGGTCAACTTGACGTAGGACAGGATGCTCGCTACAATCATCTTCTAACAAGAAGAGAGAGTATAAGATTGAATATTAGTTTCTATACACCTATAGAAAGTAGAACTACTTCTGTAGGATATGGTAATGCAGGCTTTAATATGGTCACATCTTTACAATCTCTTGGGCACAAGGTACCATTCGATGACGCTGCGTGTCCAGTCCAAATTTGTTTTTCTAATCCCTATAACTATAAATTCCATGAGGGACAATATAAGATTGGGTACACGCCATGGGAGTCTACCCATGTACCCGCCGAATGGTTAGTCCACATGAACCAGTGTGATGAGATTTGGGCCACATCTTCTTGGGTAGCCGATGTTTACAGAAATGGCGGGGTTACGGTACCTGTTTATGTATACGAACATGGTATTGACAAGCAGTGGCAGCCAATCAAGAGAGAAACCACCGATGTAGTGAAGTTCTTGCACATTGGTGAGCCCGCGCTCCGCAAGGGTGGACAGATGGCTCTTGATGCATTTAGGGAAGCCTTTGGCGATAGAAGTGACGTTCACCTTACCTTGAAGGCATATAATCAGCACTATTTAAGAGTCTGGGGAGAAGAGGGGTTTGCAAAGGTATTTAATGAGACATATAATAACGTTTCGTTGATTACCGACGACATGCCAAAGCCAGAACTCATGGCCCTCTATGCAGAACACGACGTGATGGTGTACCCTAGTTACGGCGAAGGCTTCGGCTTCCTGCCCTTGCAGGCGCTAGCCACAGGGATGCCGGTTATTAGCACAGGCGAGTGGGCACCTTATCAAAAGTTCCTCAAGCCTCTTGAGATTCAGGGACGCTGGGACCGCTCCATCTGGTCTATCCACCCTGGCGATGTACTCTACCCCGACTATAATCAGTTGGTCAAGACCTACCGATTTGCAGCGGATAACGTAGAGTGGTTGCACGAACACTATTCGAAGCAAGTGCTTGATATTCAGGCTGATTATGACTGGCTAATTAAGACAGAAGAAGCGTTCTCACATATTGTCGAACGCTTTACAGGAAACTAATTTTGGGCCTTGCACGCTAAATATAGCGGTGCTACACTGGTCAGACCACTACAGGTATACCACACACAACCCTTCTAGGAAGGAGGGTTAGAAGGAGTCTATTAAAATATGGAAGGATTTATTGACGAGACGGGCAGAATTACTGACCCGTACCGCAACTTTATTCATGTATCTCGTTACGCTCGTTGGCTAGACGATGCCAACCGCCGTGAGACTTGGGTCGAAACAGTTGACCGATACATGGGTTTCATGCGAAACCACTTAGCAACAAATAACGACTACGAAATACCACAGGGAGAGTACGATAAGGTCCGCTCATTTATTCTTGAGCACAAGTCTTTGCCCTCTATGAGAGCATTGATGACCGCAGGACCAGCCCTAGAAAGAAACAACATTGCAGGGTATAACTGTTCTTACATTACCATGGACACCCCCGTCGCATTTGACGAGGTTCTTTACATCTTGATGAATGGTACGGGAGTCGGCTTCTCTGCTGAGTCTCAGTACACTACTCAACTGCCAGTTGTTCCAGAAAACTTTGACAATTATGGTTCTAACATTGTCGTCGGAGATTCTAAAGAAGGATGGGCAATCGCTTACCGCTCATTGCTAACCGCTTTGTGGCAAGGAAGCATTCCTAGTTGGGACGTTTCTGGCGTTCGCCCAGCAGGCGCACGTCTAAAGACCTTTGGTGGACGGGCATCTGGTCCCGAACCTTTGGTTGACCTCTTTAATTACACCGTGGAGGTGTTTCGCAATGCAGGAGGAAGAAAACTCACTCCTTTGGAAGTACACGATATTGTTTGCAAGATTGCTTCCGTGGTTGTTGTGGGTGGCGTTCGTCGTTCTGCTCTTATCTCTCTAGGTGACCTAGAAGATGATGAAATGCGTGACGCAAAGTCCGGTGAATGGTGGAATGTTGCAGGGCATCGTGCTCTAGCCAACAATTCTGCTGTATACAAGGGCAGGCCGACACGAGAGGTGTTTGACCGCGAGTGGAATTCACTTGTGGCTTCTGGCTCGGGCGAACGTGGTCTGTTCAACAGAAAGGCCGCACAGGACCAGGCCGCTAAGAATGGCCGTCGCAACATTGACCACGAGTTCGGAACAAATCCATGCTCTGAAATTATTTTGCGTGAGAATCAGTTCTGTAACCTTTCTACTATTGTAGTTCGTGAAGATGACAACTTCGACACCCTGGCAGAAAAGGTTGAGATTGCTACCATTCTTGGAACATGGCAGTCTACTCTTACTAACTTCAAGTACATTCGTGATATCTGGACAAAGAACACAGAAGACGAGCGTCTACTTGGCGTTTCCATGACCGGAGTATTCAGCAATAACATGCTTACCTTCGGCCAGGGACGAGCAGTGACCGAAAGTGTTCTGGGAAGGCTAAAGCAGGTAGCCGTCAAGACAAATAAGGCGCACGCAGCCCTTATTGGTATTCAGGCGTCTGCTGCTATTACCTGTGTAAAGCCAGAGGGTACTACCTCTCAGAAGACCTACGCAAGCCCCGGCCTGCACGCATGGCACAACGACTATTTCATTCGTACCGTTCGTGGTTCTATGAATGACCCGTTGACTCAGTTCATGCAGGACGCCGGTTTCCCATGGGAGCCAGATGTTACCAACCCTCTAAAGACCGCCGTGTTCTCCTTCCCTCAAAAGGCACCGGACGGAGCATTGACCCGACACGACCTCAAGGCTATTGACCACCTAGAAATTTGGTTAGCATTCCAAAGATTCTGGTGCGAGCACAAGCCTTCGGTTACGGTTAACGTTCGTGATGAAGAGTGGGAAGAGGTGGGCAATTGGGTCTACGATAACTTCGATGAAGTATCCGGAGTCGCGTTCTTGCCTCACAGCGAGCACACCTACCAGCAGGCACCATATCAAGATATCACTGCTGCTGAGTATGCTGAGTGGACATACAAGATTCCTAACTCACCGGAGTGGACTATGCTTTCTGCTTATGAGTTGGAAGACAGCACAACCAGCACGCAGGATTTGGCTTGTATCGCCGGGGCCTGTGATGTGTCTGAATTTGGTGTTATCAGCGAAGAAGAACTAGATGTTGTGGATGATAATATCCGTGGAGAACTAGTAGCCGTATAAGTTAAAGGGGCCGGGTTAATCACTCGGCCCCTTTCGCTTTGTTGACTCCTAGTGGTACAATCAAATTATGGTAACTACAGCATATCCAAACTTAGAAGAGCACCTACGCTCATGGGGTTTGAAAGTTGTTCCTGTAAGCGGTTGGAAGACACGCTCTGCAAATTCAACTACCTTTACCCCCCAAGCAGTATTGTGCCATCACACCGCAGGCGCAGCGACAGGCAATGCGCCATCATTAAGGTACATTACAGACAATGTTCTTTCTCAGTTCGTTCTCGGACGAGATGGAACAGTACATATTGTTTCTGGAAACCGATGCAATCACGCGGGCGTGGGAGGCCCTTTGCGTGGAATACCAAAGGATGCCGGTAACAGATACACGTGGGGAATCGAAGCAGAGAACACTGGACGAGGGGAACCTTGGCCTGCCGTACAACTAGAGGCATACTACAAGTTAGCAGCCGCTCTTTGTGATATGCACAGGGTTGACCAAGAGGCCGTATTTGCTCACAAGGAGTGGGCACCGACCCGCAAGTCAGACCCTAATGGAATCACAATGTCTTCATTCCGCGCAGAAGTTGCAAAGAGGCTGAGCGCGGGCAAGGGCGGTATCGTTGCAGACCCGGTTCTACGAATTGGCGATTCTGGACAGGCAGTAATTAATTTACAGAACGCCCTGGTCAAGCACAAGTTTCTTGTCTCAGGACAAGTTGACGGAGACTTTGGCCCTACCACTGAGAAGGCCCTCAAGGCTTTCCAGTCTGCCAGAAAATTGACTGCTGATGGAGTTTGCGGACCTGCAACTTGGGCGGCTCTGAGAAAGGCTCCACCAGCCGCAGTCGTAGTTCCAGCACCCACACCTACAGTTTCGACGGGAGGTAAGAGAATGCTAGTACAGTTCAAGGGAGACAATTACGTCTACGAAGTAGTAGGAAGCAGTTTGATTCACGTCAGCGCAGATGCATGGCGAGCACGAGGTCTAACCTCTGCGGACGTAAAAATTGTTGAGCCCACACACCCACTCAGTAAGTTGACAAGAAAGAACGAATACTAAACTCTATGGTATACTAAGGATACGGTTTCGTTCCTTGCCTATGGGTGAGGTCGCGGAGACGTAGGGCCAAACGTGCAAATGGAATTGGTCTGCCTTGGGATGATTAGCAGTTACCGGCATTACCCCGCCCTGGTGGCGGGGTTTTGCTGTTTCAGGGGTCGGTGGTACAATAAGTTTATGGGATTGTCAAATAGAACCGACCAGATGCAAAACTATGGCCCAAAGCAAATCTTTTTTGCCTCTATTTGTCCAGTAAAAAATCTATTAAATACAGTTAAAGGACAGGTGAAAGTCACTTGAGTTACACTTACAATGTTCTAAACGACCGCCCTCGTCACTTTTACCCGTTAGTACCGGGCGCATTGGCATACAATGATGCAACAGGCCGAGCCAATGGAAGTGCAGTCGGCACTCCAACAGAAGCCCCTCCGTTGGTCTTAGGCGGCGGCAGCGCCTTTGTCATGGATGGAAGCAATCACTTTCGCTTCCAGACCCCGCTGTTTTATCTAGACTCTCCAAACCGACCGTTTACACTTGAGGCTTGGTTTAAGCCGGTAAGCATCACAGGTGCCAAAGGCATTATCGGTCACAATGGTCAAGACGACGGCTTGCAATTTGACGGCGAAAGCATTTCTTTTAGCACTCTTCATGGCCCAGCAGGCGCAGCAGTTGCTCGCTACTTTCCGCCAAATACAGATGCAGCCTTTCATGTTGTAGGCGTTCACTCCGAAAGCAAGAATGAACTCTTTGTCAATGGCGTTCGCGCTGCCTCCGTCGATTTAACCGAAGCGCAGTTGCTTTCTAACTATAGCGTTGCCAGCGCACCAGGCTACCTTTATGTTGGACACCGACCAGGCACAATTATTGTAGATGCTGTGGCGGTGTATGCAGAATCATTGACGAGTCGGCAGGCGAAGTTGCATTTTCTGCAAGGAAGAGACGTTCCGGGCGTGCAGGAA